TGTTCAGTAGAGACCTCGATCTCTTCTGCTTTAAATCCTGCCAGAGCGACTTCGATTTCGTAATTAGATCCATCGTGTTTGATTAAATTGTAGGGCGGATAACTGGTGTTATGTCCAGACATTGCCTCTAGACGACTGAATACATCGTCTAGACCTACTGAAAATGGGGAATAGATGTCCCAAGTGTATTTAGACATGGTTGTTCTCCTTAAGTAAGCGAGTTTGTTTAGGATCCATTATGGCATCCGTAGCGTATGGGCGGTTGGTTAAACCACATACCCATCACATACTAATTATATCAAATACTAAAAAAAGTGGGGTATTGTTTTCCCCACTTTTTTATACGGTCATCAGTATCTCATATCCTTGTTTTCTATACCAATCAAGATGAGCCTTACCCCAAGGAATAGTCAACCACTTAACTTTTTTGTCAGGTGTTAACACCATTAGGGTAAGTGTTCTCATTCTTCAGTTTTCTTTCGTCCAATGTTATACTTGCTTTCAAGAGTCCAATCATCTTTATCTTTAAATGAAAGAACTTTAATTTGATTGAGAGGTGCCACATCTTCAATTTTTTCTGGAGTGACTACATCAATCAATCCCCAGTCTGAAAGAAGTTGAATGATACGATTGCGACGTTGAACATCATTCAAAGAAAGATTAGTTTTCTTTCCATCAAGAGCAAACAACTCTTTGAAGTGAACGATGTAATACTTGCCTTGTTTATGAAGAATGTGACAAGATTGGTAAAGCTTACGCTCTTTTCTGGAAGCAACTCCAATACGAGTGAGTGTCTCACGAACCTTAAGAAAATCATCAGGTTGACCCAGAGCAACTTCTACCATATCAGATTGTTGCCATTTAATTTCAATGTCAGTTGTCATTTTGTTCCGCCTTTATTCAACGCTTGTTTAATTTGATCAAGTTGTTCTGTAGTGAGAATCCTCAACGCTTCAAGAGATTTGGCGTGATTATAACCATAATACTCTTTTACCAATTCAAGATGCTCAAGTGTTTGTTTTTTAATCCAGGGAGAGAACCTCTTCCTTGGCTTCAAACTATTTATATAAAAGTCATACTGCATCTTCTTATCCAAATGAGAATATTTGTTCATCTCATTTGAATATAATACAGTATCTGTATGATAAGCCAAACACTTATTAATAATATATGGCGGATATCCTTTTACAGCATCTGGATCATCCATGATATTTTTCTTGGATTGGTTGATGCTATAAAGATAATCTTTTAATTCAAACTTCATAATCAGGTGGATGATACTTCAAAAATTCAAGAAAAGTCATTTTCATTTCCTTTTGTGTCATGCCGCAATGAGAGGCGGCATTAGGAAGATTCATAATAGAACGAAATAATCCCCAGTTAGCTTCTGCTACATTTTCAGGTGTAGTTTTTTTCATTTTGTTTTTTCTTGTAATGGGTGTTGTTTCCACGGCAAGTAGTGTAATTAAGATTTTCGTATCGATTATCAAATGGGTTATTATTTACATGATCAATAATAACAGTTTCTTTTACCCATTGTTTCCAGGATTCAGGAATTCTTTTTTGCCCTACCATTTCTTCTGTTATAATTTCATTCCAACTATCAGATAATTTATCGGGAGGATTTTCATCAATAGGAATAAATGCATCAGCAACTAATTGATGAACCTGACACATTATAGAATTATTTGCGTATTGATAATCTTCAGACCAATCAGAAGGAATAGATAAAGTCACTGTGGAAGCATTACCTCGTTCTTTGTGGACATTATTTTGTATCTTTAATAATTTATTAGTTTTTAAACTAAACACACGTCCAAAATTAGAGATCAAATATCCTGGAACAATTTTATTTCTTCTCAATGTTTGTTTCCATTGTTCACCTTCAAAACTAATAGATTTAAGAATTTCATTCATCATTTAAATTCACAACTCATCATAATTTCAGTAAGACAGGCAAGGAGATTAATCTCCTGATCAGCAACAAAAGAAATTTGATACTGATACTTGGCAATAATCAAAACTGCTTCTGGAATAGAAACTGCTTTAAGATTATCATAAAGAACATCATAAATCCTACGCATTACAATGTTAGGATCATTGTCAATGTTTTCGGCAACCCACTTCTTGACATTAGTAAACTCCTTGTTCTTCAAAGATCTAAGGAGATCATCAATTGTGATATCTGCCACGTCAACAAGTACAGCAGAAGAAATTGTTCCGCCAGCAGAAAAACGTTGACACTCATTGATAAGACGACGCCAATCAGGATAGTAACGCTTAACAACTTTAATAAGAACTTTATCTTCGTATTGAATCTGTTGTTCATCAAGAATAGATTTCAAACGAACAAAGAACTTTGCTTGAAGTTTGTCTGCTTCTTCACCTTTAATTTTAAAATCAATCACAGTGCAACGTGAGTGCAAAGGATCAATAATCTTATTAGGAAAGTTGCAAGTGAAGATGAAACGGCAGTTGCTGTGAAACTCCTCTACAGCTGCCCTCAATGCCAATTGAACGTCAGACGAGGTGTTGTCTGCTTCATCGATGATAACGACCTTGTGAGAGCTCCTAGAGGTCAATGAGACGGTCGTAGCAAACTGCCTGACCTTGTTCCTCACCGTATCAAGAAAGCGTCCCTCGTCCGAACCATTGATGACAATATAGGACGCTCCGATCTCATCACATACCGCTTTGGCAACTGTGGTCTTTCCCACACCAGCAGAACCACAAAGGAGAAGATTAGGGATCTCTTTCTGTTCAATAAATGCTTTAAACGAGTTTTTAATATTCACTGGAAGAATACAATCCTCAATAGCATGAGGACGATATTCTTCCACCCACAAAAATTTCTTATTCATCAAGGTTCAAGAGCAATATAATAAAGGAGATCAATTCCAGAATGTTTCCATTCTGTAATTAGATGCTTAGAAATTTTAACTTGGTAATCACCAGGAAGCAACCTGATATTTTCCATCTTCATGAAAAACTCATACTCACCAGTATTGTCTCCAGGAAGTTCGAGCGAGAATACATTGCTAGTTTCATTTTCTTTGTCAACCAAACTGAGGATAACAGATCCTCCAACCGAATGGAACTTAAGATCAGCAATGCTATACACAGCACTTGCTTTTTGTAATGCTGTAATGTCTTCCTGACGAATAATAAACTCCATATCAGCACCAGGAAAATTGATATTCTTTTCGGGTGCTGCTTTTAGTGTAATTTCAGGACTTGAAAAATAATACTTAGCACTACGACCGCCACCACGAATGGTTACATACTGACTGTTTTCAAAATCAAGAACTGGATTATCAAACAGTGTAAGTCCAGCAAGGAATTGGTTTAGATCGTAAATACCAAAGGTCTGTGGAAATGTTTCTGTGCAGGTGTATTGAGCAACTGCATTCTCACCAACGCTGATTGTCTTGAGTTGGTTGCCTTCACGGATCAAGATAGAACCGTTGATGGTGGCAAAGTTTTTCAGAACCACCATCGTCTGTTGAGAGATAGTTACTTTACTCATTTAAACTCCTGGAGACCGTTTTGAGTGCGAGTATAGTGGTTGTCAAAGTGAAGCAGCAGCATGGCGTAATGAATAACTTTGAGCAGGTCTCGCTTGTTAAGTCCATCCTTATCGCCATATCGGCTGCCATACTTAAGTATGTTTGCTTGACAAAACCCAGCGGCAAGTTTCTTCGCTGCCATCAAGTCAATAGTTTGGATGTCGTTGTAACCATCCTCATCTCCACAGTAGTGACCGTGATAAGTGCTGATGATATATTCTTCAATATCTTTGAGGATCTTATCCTCGTTGTATTTCCACTGCATGGTCATTCCTCCATTACATAAGATAGATCACTATGATAGCACTCTTTGATCGTGCCGTCAAGTGTTTTTACGAACAGTTTAAGGTGATGTCCACCAAGGATTTGAACGGTCTCGCCGCTGTTAAGAACGGCGAGGTTTCCTACATATCCATGAAACTCAGAACGGTGCGTCTTCATTTTCCTCTACTTTGCCATCAATCTTATCATAGAAAGACATGAACGATTCTTTGGTTTCATCATCGAAACGATTCACACAAACTTGAATTGCCTTCATACGCTTACCAAAGATGCTATAGGCACGGATGATGTGAGTCAGGCGACGAGTGGAGATCACTTCATCAACACCACCATCTTTGAACGTGCGACGGATTTGATCTGCCCAAAAAGCAAGACGCTCACAAAACTCTTCGTCAAGGCAGCCCAGCTTTGCAGAAAGCTTCTCAAGAATCTTTTGCTCGATCTTAGGAGTGGGATAGTCCTGTTCAAAGGTGAGAGCAAATCGCTCAAGGAATGCTTCGTTCAAAACGTTGGTGCCAATGAAGCGACCATCATCAGAACCTTTGCCTTTGGTGTTAGCAGTAGCGATGATGGTAAATCCTTTGGCAGGTTTTACGTAACGACCCGTCTTCTTCAAGAACACTCCCTTGCCTTCCAGGATAGATTGGAGGCACATGATCTTGTTAGATGCGAGGTCGATCTCATCAAGAAGCAGAACAGCACCACGCTCAAGTGCTTCGATCACAGGACCGTTGTGCCAAGCAGTGTTGCCATTCACAAGACGGAAACCACCAATCAAATCATCTTCATCAGTTTCAATGGTGATGTTTACACGAATCAGTTCACGACCAAGTTGGGCACATGCTTGCTCAACACCAAAAGTTTTACCGTTACCAGACATGCCAGTGATGAAAACAGGATAGAAGATCCCAGAAGAAAGAATTTTCTTAACATCACTGAAGTTACCAAAGCTGACGAAGTTAGCATCTTTTTCAGGAACAAGGTTTACTTTTTCCACAATCTCAACTGCAGGTTCAACGGCAGGAGCATTGAAAGTTTTCTCAAGTTGATCGGCAGTCAGCGACCAACGACCATGCCCAACTTTGTATTGAGCAAGACGCTTGGAGATAGTGGGATAAGAAGAGTTAAAGTGATCAGAAGCAGCGATGATGGCATTGCTTCCAAAGTCATTACCGAAGTTATCGGCAATGAAAGCAGTCAGTTCGTCGAGATTGATGTTAGACATGCGAGGCATAACAAAAGGCTCCGTTGATTGGGATGAACATAGTATAAGGCAGGTTCCGCCTCAGGTCGAGGCGGAGTGGACAGTTGCTCAACTGACCAGTGTGGCGAACGAAGAAAGGATCTTCTTGCTCGTTCGCTTGGTCTTCATCATATCACGAAATGCCTTGCCGATGGCGGCAGTGCTGGCATTGTCAGCAACTTCAAACGAAGCTTCCTGGTTGAGTTTAGAAGAAGACAGAGCATACAAAGCATCGTAACCGATAGCGTTGAATTCATACGAATAGAATTTACGCCAGTGCTTGAGAGCATTGGTAAGATCTGGATGATCACCCCAACGCTGAAGATCATTGATTCCACGATACAGATAACTAAATTCAGAACCACCCATGATACGAAATCCAATAAGATTGACATAAGGGAAATTATGCTTGAGATTCTCAAGCAAGATAGTAGTCAACGAGTGGTTGTAGTCATCACTGAAGTTACGATATACGTGACCAGTTTTACGATCACGAAGTGCATTGTTTGTGTAGATAGTATTAGTTCCAAGACGATCACCACCATAGCCATACTTACGACGAATATCTACATTATAAGTAAGACCATTACCTTCGCCATCAGTAAGAATAACAACATTCACTTTTTGAAGATGCTCACGATCTTTGAACATCGGAATAATATCATGAAGTGCAATAATGCTTTCATTCAAAGGAGTTCCACTAAGAGAAAGTCCATTGGGAATATTGTAGGAAGCATTATTACGACTGTTCTCCCTAGTAGCAAGACGCCACAAGTTCAAGCAGTCACGCTCAAAATCTTTGCTTTTTGTACGAGAAGAAAGAAAGTTAAGAAGAGAGAAACGATCATGCAGAAGAATGTGACGATCTTTACGTTCACAAATTTGTTTGTGATACGGTGCTTCTGGATCAATAAAACAATCAGACCATTCGTAAGTGAATGCATACACTTCAAAAGGAATCTGAACTTTCTTACAGAACCACACAAGGTTAAGCAGTTGCTTCACAGTGTCAAGCAAATAATCAGACATAGAACCAGACCAATCAAGAATAAAGATCAGACCATGATTCTTGCCATCAGGAACGATAGAAACTTTCTTGAATACATCATCGTTGAATTTGTAGGTATGAAGCATCTTGGTATCAAGCACACCAGTGCGAGAAGTTGATGAACGAGCATAGGCATCAGCAGATTTCTTACACTCAAACTCTTTCACGAGGTAGTTAACTTCCTTAACTGCTTCTTGCTTATACTTACGATACTCAGAATCTACATCCTGGAAAACATCACCCCAATACTTCTGCTTGAGCAAAAACTCTTCGTGGAATTTAGCACTAATATACTCATTCAAAACTTTGTGATCAACGATCACTTTGTCAATGTGAACTTTAGGCAGTTCTACATAATCGGTTTCGTGTGCAGTGACATCAGTAAGAGATTCCAGTTCGGAATCAAATGAACGCTGGGTCTTAGAAATTTCCTGGTCAGCAGGACCACCACCTTTCTTTCCGTTAGTAGGAGATTGCTCATCACCTTGAGTAGAGTTTTCAGATTGTTGCTGTTCACCATCAGTATCATCGCCAAAACCTTCGTTAGTGAAACTACTACCAGAAGATTGAATTTCAGATGATCCTCCGTTTCCACCTTGAACAATTTCTACTTCAGAATTAGATTCAATCTTCTGTTGTTCTTTGTAGTTTTCCTTCAGGAAAGTGACAATCTGCTCACAGATAGTAAGAACATCAGCAAAAGTTTCTGCTTCTTCAGTCATCTCAACAAACTGTTGCTCTTCATTACTAAAAGGAATGAGAGCAAAGTTACCTACTTTGAAGTGCAGATTAATACGATCGATGAGAGACATTTTGTTCATGTCTTCGTCAGCAATAGAAAAGAAATCAGAATCATTCAGTTCTTGATAACCATTGTAGAAAGATTTACGAAGACCAGGATACTTACGCTTCATCAGTTTCTCGATGCGAGCATCCTCGATCACATTGACATAATCAGGAGGGATAGGTTGAGTCAGACACTCACGCCAATCATCGGCAGGGGTGTAGAGAGCATGACCAACTTCATGACCAACCAGCAGGTCATACACAGTGCTAGAGGCACGATCCCAGATAGGCAAAACCAGAACACGGTTGACCACATCAAACGATGCAGTGGCAACCTTCTTGTGTTCAATCACAAGGTTCTCGGTGGCAAGCAGTTTGGCAAGGTTGCCTTTGACTTCGTGGTTAACAGACATGGGTTTCGCTTGAACTGAAGTCAGTATAGACCATAAAAAAGGAGGGCGTCACCCCTCCTGTGCCAGTTCAAAAGTTGTCTCCTTGACGTAGGAAAAGTTCTTAACCTTCTCACAATGCCAGGTAGAATGAAACTTATCTTCCATTCCTTCTTTATGACTGATAACAAATACATTTGTATTAGTATCAAAGTTTCTCAAAATCCAACCAAGTTCACTGCTACCATTTGTATCTAAAGACCCATCAAAGATTTCATCGAGAATGAGGAGGTTAGTGTCAACGCTATTCTTAAGCTTAGCAACAGCTCTCCAAGTAAGCAAAAGAGAAATATCAATACGAGCTTTCTCTCCTTCTGAGAATGATTCATATGAGAAGATGTCTCTATATCTTGATTTAATTGTCTCTTCGAAATTTTCATCTAAAGTAAAGTTAACATAGAAGTCCATGTTCTGAAGATACTCGTTAACGAGTTTATTCATTACAGGTAGGTAACGTTTGATAATTCTGGTTTTGATACCATTATCTTTTAACAGTATAGCAGCAGTTTGCAAACACTCTCGCTCTTCCTTAACAATACTTAACTGTTTCTTTAGATTTGCCTGCTCTTGTTCATACTCATCAAGTTTTGCATACGCTTCACCTTCCGAACCTGATTGATTCTTGATGTTAGCAATCTCTTGTTGGAGTTGCTTGATCTGCTTTTCGATCCTGTCATTTGTAGTGCGAGCGAAATTAATCTTAGCATTGTAATCATTGATCTCAGATTGCAAACTTACAAATTTAGATTGGCGTGTCTCTTCCTGTTCAATAGTTTCTTTGATCTCATCAAACCCTTTATTGAGTTCAGTAATTGAATTCATGATCTTAGAGATCTTTTCCTGCTTCAGTTCATCATCAATATGTTGACCACAGGTAGGACAACTTTCATTCTCAGAAAAGAATTGATGATCTTTTTGATGAGTAGAAAACTTCTGTTGGATCTTACCTTTGAGTGTAGTAAGTTTTTTCATACGAGAAGAAGCATCTTGATACTCTTGACACTCGTTAGTTAGATCTTCTACTTTTTTAGTGAGTTCAAGAACAGAAAGATCTTGTGCTCTTTGCTCTTCTCTAAACTCATCTATCTTTGCTTTCTTTCCTTCAATCTCATCTTCATTTTTCTTTTCGATATCACTGATAAATGCTTTTTGCATTTCAATCTTTTCCGAAAGCATATCGAGTTGATAGTCACGTTCTTTGATATCATCGTTAGCAAACTTAAGTTTATCTTTTAGATTTAAATTCATCACAGAAAAGATCTGGATGTCAAGAATGTCTTCAATGATTTCCCTACGTGATGCAACAGGCAATCGCATGAATGGAATAAAATTAGAAGATCCAAGAACCACAATCTGAGTGAAAGATTTGTAGTTCATCTTGAGGATGTTCTGTTCCAACTGTTTTTGCTGATCAATAGAAGATGCACTTTGATCAAGCATTACCCCATTTTGCCAGATCTCAAACACAGCAGGTTTAATACCACGAACAATTTTAAATTCATTATTACCAATATCAAACTCTGTTTCTGCAATACAATCAGCAGAATTTATACTGTTGACCAGCATAGGTTTATTAATTTTTCTGTATGGCTTTCCGAAGAGTGAAAAAGTCAACGCATCTAAGATGGTTGACTTACCTGCTCCGTTTTTACCAACAATAAGATTTGTCTTATTTTTAGTCAAATCAATCTCAGTAAAGACATTCCCAGTTGAAAGGAAGTTCTTCCATCGAATCTTTTTAAATGTAATCATCGTAAATCTTTTGGTGGGATCAGGAAGTCATCGATGGTTATTATAGCATATTTTTGATCACGCTCTTCACAAGCGTTTATAATAACCTCTTCTTCAATTTCATAAATTTGCATCTTGGGATAATCTTCAATCATCTCCATTTGCATGTGATAACGTTCTGCGTCATCCTCACATTCAAAGATAGGAATAATTTGTTCTCCTTCGTCACTAATGACTGAGAATACGCCGTCTGGTTTATCTTTGAGTGTGAGGATATACATTATACTACTTCACAACTTTCAATATATAGGGATCTCATAACTGACTTCAAATCGTTTTTATTTACAGACATCTCTACTTCATCGATATATTCATTTAATAGTGAAAGCGTATCAGTAATTTCAAGATTAATGTCAATATCTTTCTTGTCCTTTTCTACCATTGTTTCAATGATTTTAAGATCAAGGACGTTGGAATTGTAAAGAGATTCTACAAGTTTTTCAAAAGCATAGAAATCAGTTTTGTTTTCTACAACAAGTTTTACATAAGTGTTTGTGTATTCTTCAAGATTAATTTCTTGCTTAGTGCTGTCATCATAGTAAATCTTTTTGAAGATCTCGTATGGATTTTTAATGAACTTCAGTTTGTTAGTTGATGGTTCGTAAAGGTGAAATCCTCGTGGATCTTTGTAGTCATTCCAGAACATCTGGTAAGGATTACCAAGATAAGTAATGTTTCCACGACTTGACTTATGGTGGAAGTGTCCAGAAAAAACTTGTTTGAATTTAAAGAAAATGTCTGGATCCATTCCGCCTTCATGAAGCATACCAGGAGTAACTTCAAATCCATTCAATTCAAGATGTCCCATCGCAATCTTAGCTGGGGTGTTCTTGACTGCATCCATTGTTTCATCATAATTTTCATTATTGATCCAAGGAAGCATTAGGATATCTGTTCCTTCAATCTCGACCGTAGTTGGTTTAGAATAAACAGTGATGTTATCGTAAGTATCAAGTAGAAGATCTGGTGCATTAACTTCGTTTGTATTTTTATAATACACACAATGATTGCCCAGAATCATGTGAACTTGAATTCCGCTGTCGGCAAGACGATCAAAGTAATTCCTACGAATGCGAGCCCAAACATTGTAATCAATGTTTTTACGATTATCAAAAGTATCTCCGAGGTCGATAACTGTTGATATTCCTTGCTTCTTAAGCGTAGGAAAAAATACATCATCATAAAATTTGTTGAAGTACTCCCAGAAAGCAATGCTTCCTTTTCTACCATCAAGATGCTGATCAGTGATAAGTGCTACTGTCATCGATTCATTCGTGTTTCAATGTTTTCCTTGATACTACCCATATCAGAATAGTTATGATTCATACCTGCCATATCAGATCCATAGTCATCTGTATGCATGACCTGATCGTAACCAGATCTTTCTAGAATTTTATTTTTGATTTCAAGTTGTTTCTTTTCTTTTTGAATTCTCCTCAAGAAAGCATACCAAATAATTTGAGTAAAGTATGCAAATGGATTTTGTGATTTCTCTGGATCAAAGTTATCAATGTACTGTAAACAATTCTCAATGCCATCACAGATCATGTCCTCACGGAACATGTAGTTGACAAAGTTTGGTTTGTATGATAGATGAGTAGCAATCTTCAAAAAACAGTCACCAATATAGTTCGGAACTATGGGGCGAGGAAGATCAGATTCCTTTGCCTTCTTGACTTTTACCCGATATTCAATTAGTGCTTGTAAGAATTCTTTATTGTTTACATAGAACTCCTTGTTTTTTGTTTTCGCCATAGTTCATCATCTACAAATATAATTGTGTTAGAACCATCATACCACAGGTCATAGTCGTTGTCAAGGGGTTGACAAATCCCATAAAACCCAGTAGAATAACTCTGTCGGGGGTTAAAGATTATTATATCTATTAATTATTAGATACTATTAACTCTTATTAAATATATCTTCTAGATACTGTTTAGTTTCTTTTACAGATCCTAAGTAACCCATACGATTACTAAACTGTCTAGGTTTAACATTAACAGTATCTAGATCTATAGTATCTTCACCAGATAAATTTTTTAAATAAAATATTTCTACTTTCTTATCCAATTCAGTCATAGTAATAACTTGTTCCATTTTAATAATAAACATGGAATCATAACTTGACTTAATCCATTCTTTTAATATGAATGCTTCCTGAGAAGATCTATTTTTAACAACCTCAACAGTCATTGGATTGTCTAACAATAAAGAATTCTCTTCAGGAAGATAACATACTTTAGCAATTATTTCTTCACCAGAAATAAGTTTAATAGTTGAATAAAATTCTTCTTCCATTGTTATCTTAAGTCTACTTTAATTGTTTCGTACTTAAAATTCTCTTCTTCATAAATTTTAATTCTTTCTACTAAATGATTTAAAGTATAATTTTGTCTTGAGTTAGAAGAGATATCATCAGCAATATCATAAAGAGTAGCAATATCTTTTCCTTCTCCTTTACGTAATACTCTACCAATAGATTGTAGATTCCTTACTCGTGATTTAGATGGAGAAGCAAAGATAATGTTATGAAGTTTTTTGATATTAATGCCAGTACTAAAGGTTCCGTAAGATGCAATAATTACAGCATTATTTTCTTGTTCAGTAATAAATCTAACTTCTTCTCGATCATCAACATCAGTTGAACCGTGAACAAAGAATACCTTACGATCTTCACCTATAGCAGTATTTATTAAATCAAATAATGGCATACCATGCTTCTCGACATAGTTAAACAAAACTAATGTATTACCATCAATATCTGTCACAAGATTTTTAATTAAATTATTTCTTTTTTTATTGTTTACAATATATTCCATTTCGGAATGATAATCTTCAAAATACTGATACTCATGTTTACATACAAGAATCTTGATACGAAAACTGGACAAGTGACCTTTCTTAATCAGATCATCTGTCTTAGTTACTTTTTCACATGAGCCAAACAATCCTTCTAATACCCACTTATGAGTTTTACTTCCATCAAGAGTACCAGTAAATCCAAAACGATACTTTGCATTATGAAGTTTAGTCATAATTCCTGTGAGAGATTTTGACTTAAATAGGTGTGCTTCATCACCGATAACACAATCAATGTCGTCAAAATATCTCTTGGGAAACTTGTAGATTGATTGCCAAGTGGAAATGATAACAGGTTTGTCTGTATTTTTATCTTTGCCTGAATATATCGTATGACAGTATTCGTCAGCATTCCATCCATAATCTTTGAAGTCCTTAATCATTTGCTCAACCAACGAAGTAGTCGGAACAATAAGCAGAATTTTTTTATTTGTGGCAACATAGTATCTTACAATACTATAAATCATCAAGGATTTTCCAGATCCTGTTGGCGATAAAAATAATCCACGATTATTCTTAAGTGCTTTATACACAGTGGCATACTGATAATCTCTTGGTGGATATTTGCAAATCTTATCCATATACACTTTGATACCACCAGGGGAAACAAAACCATTGGTTTCTTCTACTTCGCCATACCAATCATTATTTTCATACTGTAATTGATATTGCCTTTCTCCACACCATTCTTTTAAATGTGGTAAAAGACCACCATACAACTCTCCTGTTGCTGGTGAGTATAAATGAATAGTCCCATCCCAATAGCGATACTTGGGATTTCTTTTTAGAAATTTTGCTTCTGGTACTTCAAAAGAAAAATAGTCCGACAACTCACGATGTACATGAGGTTCGGACTGGATCTGAAGAAATACTTCATTCTTTTTGCGGATTACAATTCTAGACATTATGTATTGCCATTAATAAATTTTTCCCATTCAATAGCATTCTTAATATGATAATTTCTTTGTGAAATCATCCTTAAAACTTGATCTAGAAAATGTAACGCTTGATCAATGTATTTGATCTTTGCTTCTAGATTAATAATTTCTTCGTCTGATTCAAGATAGACCTTCATTTTTTCTGCGGTCTTAATGCTAGATCCAAATGGCTTTTCTGCATAGACTTTAGGATCTGCTTCTCCACCATAGTATTCACGTTTTTCTCTAACCAGTTTTCGAATTTCAAATTCTAGAGAAGTTTTAATTTGATTAAGATCTGTGTAATGGTTTAAGTATTTATTGTGTTGAAAAGGGATCTCTAATGATAACCTTGCCAAATCTTCTGTGTATTCTTTGTTTTTAAATTGGAAATCAATTTCAGTATCTTTTTTCCACTCTGATTTTATGTGGTCAAAAATCTTAACGAGTTGTTCAAATTTCATAGTTTAAAGTTCTTATCACGGAAAGTATAATTTGTAAATTTAAAAACGACTTGTGCTGAGAAATATTCTATATCGGTTACTGTAGCGTCAAAACCGATCTCAGTTAAACTGACTGGAAATAGATTTTCGAAATCTATAATGTGATTAGTATTAAAATTTGAAGTCAGGATATGTAACTGACCACCAGAATAAACTGGTTCTTCGGTTGGCATATGCTTCTCCGAAGCACCATTATCCCTGATCCAATTATGTATTGACTTGTAATTAATTAACTCTTCGTCAATAATAAATGTGAGATTTAAATCTCCATAAGAAACACCACCTCCACCAACAATAGGAAAATTCCTAAATCTTGTTGGGACTTCTGTTACAGGAACAGAAATGTCTGGTAGATTTGCTGTTTGGCAAAAGAAATCAACTCCTTCAAATTTTTCAAGAACTAACTTGAATCCTATTGGAGATAAATGATTTCTATTTTTAGGTTGCTCCTTGTACCATTCAGCAGGCATGTCAACTTCCCAAGCTACATACTATTTATTTGCATAAAAAAAAGAGACCCTTTCGGGTCTCTGTAAACTCAGTGATAGATCACATGAGGTTGATAACTTGTACTCTTCTGTAGTACATATTTGCACCAGCGGTGAGAGTCTCGCCGTCTGGAGTGCCATTGTAAGCACCGTTGGTGGTAACGAATGGGTTCGAAACCATACCGTAACGTGTCTTGAAGCCGATCTTAGGCTGGAAGGTCTCAGGATCGATCGAACGTAGCATCTGGAGAGGTACGTATGGGCAATAGAAGAGACCTGCATCATAAGGAGAAGAACCCTTATAACCCATTACATAATAGTGCTTGTCGGAAACATTAGCTGAATAAGGATCAATAAAGACCTTAATACGACCATTGATGGTTCCAACAGCAAGGTTACCAGTGTCATCAACTTGACCGATGGAAGGACCACCAGCACCAGTTAGACCTGAGGAATAGTCAAGAACACCTGCCATTGCAAGAGCTGAAGCAACGTCAGCCGAGCAGATTAGGAAGTTGCCCTTTCCTCTACGAGTGTCTTGTGCAATTGCGTTTGCATCACGCTCGATTTGGAAAAGAAGACCCTTGAACTTCTCAACTGACCAACGACCGTTTGAATCAACGTCAAGGTCAAAGATACCAGCGTTAGCAACGTTGTTCTGAGCACCCTTCTTAGCAACTGTATAAACAGTACGAACAACCTCACGGTTGATTTCTGCAAGAACTTCGCTTGAAAGAATATTTGCAAGCTCTTGCTCAGCATCAAGACCATGAATTGCCTTGAGATCTTGTGCTAGTTCTAGGGTGTACTCAGCACGTAGAGCTCTGGACTTCGCAGTAACAGAGGTCTTCTCGATGCTGAAGCTCATCTCACGGAAGAGACGACCAGCTTCGCCCATACGCTCAAGATTCTCACGGCTCATACCACGAGCTACCTCGTAAGTACCAGCAGGGGTATCGTTGAGAAGTGCAGGGTTGTTACCCTCAGAATCTCCACCTGAACCAGCACCAGTGCGAACGTTGTAGTCGCCAAGTGCAGCGTCGTAACCAGCAGAGAATCCAGTATCAGGCTCGTTGAAGAGTGCCTCTTCGCCAGCTTGATTCTCGTAGCGTGAACGCATTGCGAAGATAAGTCCGTTAGGACCGCTCATTGGCTGAACACCACATACGTCATATGCCATAAGGTTTGGCATTGAACGACGAACTAGGCTGATTAGAATTGGATCAAAACCAGCAAGTCCAGTTGCGTTATTAGCAGCTGAAGATAGGGCAGCACCTGAAGCACCAGCAAGTGCAGCAGAACCAGTAAAGCTGTTTACTGGGGTGGTCTCGTTAAGAATAGCTCTCTCTTCACGAAGAGCTCTCTCTTGGTTTTCCAGGAGAACTGCGGTAACAGCCTGTCTATAATTATCCTTAATGGAAGGAGCCTCGGAGTGCTCAAGAACAGGTGCCCACTTTTCCTGGAGATGTCTAGCGTTAAACATTAGTTTCTCCTTGTGTTTTCTTTGAAAAGTTGGTATGTATTATTTATAAAATTCACTTCCAGCGTGAAATTGCATTGAGGTATGCTGCCATTGCTGGTGACATATCTTCAGATGCTACTGGAGTTTCATCGGTTACTTCTGCAACAGGTGCAGCGTTGGGGAAGTATGACTCACGAAGAGTCTTAACTGCTTCAGCAAATTTCTCTGCCGATTCAAATGTTACTCCCTCTGCCAATGAAGCAAGTTTCTCTTTCTGAGTATCAGCAAGTCCTTCTGAAATATTCTTCAAAATTACTTCCCTATGTGACTCAGCAAGACGCTTATTTAATTCAATATTACGCTCAACCTGTTCGTTGAGGCGTGCTTCCATCTCACAAAGCTGTTCAGACATCTCCTCGACAACATCAACTTTGTCGTCAGGAACGCTGATGTAATGCTCTTTAAAGAGATTCTTAAGACCCGCAATGAAGTCCTCAGTAATCTCGTTGCGAACACCACGATCAATAGCGACTTGATTTTGCTCTACCCAATTGGTAATAGCATAGTTAACGGTTCCCATAACCTCTTCGGAAAGTTCTGCTTTAATAGCTTCAACTTTCTCGTTAACTCTTGTTTCAAAAGTTTCTTCTAGCTTAGCTGCTTCTTCTACAAGACGTGACTTGACAGCAGCTTCTAGAATTGTTTTTGCCTTAGTTTTGAAATCTTCCGAAAGATCTTCGCCTTCGGTAAGAGCGGCAACATCACCAGATAAGTCAATCTCCTCAAATGAAGGCTTGATTGGATAGGTTACATCTGGACCAGTGCTGGTTCCATATGCAACTTGAGCACCAACAGTAGGAGTTGCGTTCATACCAGTGGATTCGCCAGCTCTTTGCTGGGGATCACCACTGACTGGTGTAATTGGAGCAGCTGCTTTAGCACCAGGATTATCTTCTCCCTCATCGTTGCCATCTGGCTTTGGACCACCGAGATCGGTTCCTTGAGTTTGTTGATAAGGAGCAACTGCTTGGGTAGTAACTGTAGGTTGTGGATCTTTGCCACCGCCTCTGGTCTGAGCATCGCTGACCTGACCAGGAGCGGAGCCTTGACCACCTGGAATAACTGCTGCTGTTACGGTTGGCATTGGATCCCCCGCTTCAACAATAATTCCAGCTTCAGTTACAAGCTCCTCAAACTTTTCGTTTAACTTATCTGACATTTGAGTTTTCCTCGTAATTTTCCTATAAGATTATTCTATG